TCATGGGGCTCATTCAGCGTATTAAGCGGAACCTCGCCCATAGTGCCCAAGCACTCGTTAACTACATCTAATGTAGAGGTTGACATATTCTCTCCAAAATCGAAAAAAATCCCATCCTCCGATTAAGGAAGATGGGATAGTTGTTTATGGCTTCAAGATAGAAGCGGAGAACTCGGCACGGTTAGGCGTAACGCCGTATGCCATGTGAGCATCCACGAACCACTGCTTGGTAACCTTGTCCCAGAAGACATCGGTTTCCAGCGGGATGGTTTCACCGGCCAGCAACGCACGGGGCGAGAAGGCGGTAGCGACAACCTTGGAGAAGTCGCCATCGTAGTTCGTGCCCAGCAAGTTACCCGTGATGACTGAGCCACCGGGGAAGTTGTTGCTGTTCATGACTGGCACACCGTAAGCCTTGAGCATCCAAGTCTTGATGCTGTTGCCCTCAGCCGTAATGTACGTGCCGTCGATCAACTGCTCGTTCTGCATCAGAGTGTAGAACTCGGCAGGGCGGCAGGCAATCATCACGTCATCGGTACGCGGGTCAACGTCCTTCTGTTCCATCTGGGTCAACAAACCAGCGATGGCAGCGTAGAGCTTAGCCGGGTCGAGGGAATCACCAGCAGCGCCAAGCACTTGGGTGCTGCCGCCGAAGTGACCAGCGGGCTTACCAGCAGCACCGGCACCGCGATAAGCGGAGTCAGTCAGCAGCGATGCCTTAATGGCTTGGATGAAGAAGCTCTGGTCCCAGAACTTGGCAATCTTCTTGCCGTGTTCCATGCCGATTTCCTTACGGGAATCGTAGGAGGTCTGGAATACCTCAAGCATTGGCAGCACAGTACGCGCCAGAATAACGGTATCAACCGTCAGGATTCGCTTAGCGAAGTCAGTACCTGTACCGTCGGGGGCTGGGCCACCGGGAACGGCTTTCTGTAGCGTGGACTCACCAACGGCGAAGTTGGTAATCGTGCTGGTGCCCTTAACGGGGCGCACGGGGATAAAGCCCTTGAGCACAGACTTGCGCTCGATGGTGCCTTCCACGACGCCTGTGTACTCTTCAATGTGCAGTGCGGAAATGCTGCCTGCGGAATTCGATTGACCGGGCCGGACAATGTTATAGCTGTCGTCAAGTGGCATTAAAGCCTCCTATGTTAGAAATTCAGTACCGACCCGGAATAGGCTGGTTTCTCGTAGTATAGGTACTGAATCAGGTTTCTTATCGTGCTGGCCGGAATGCGGCGCGGCGGGCTTGCAGGGCGGTGTACTCAGGGGTGCCGTCCATGCGCCCGCCCAGCTTGTTGTTCAGCTTGTTCACCGCGTCCGAGTAAGCTCGGGGAGACAGCGGACCAGTCTCGGTGGTAGGAATACCGCCACGGCTGGCATTACCCAGAGCCTCGGCAGGTTCTTTGACTACGTTGCCAGCCTTAGCGTATGCTTGCAGCAGATAGTTGACCGCGCCTTTAGCAGCAATGCCGCCCTTGTTGAGCAAGGCGTTAATCTCGGCCTTCTCTTCGGGGGTGGCATTCTCGCCCGCCCACTTCTGGACGGCCTGCCAATCCTCCTTGCTGCCAGCCAGCTCATACACAGCGGCTTGGTCCTTGGCTGCCTTCTCCGCTTGGTCCTTGGAGGTGCGGGCATACGCTGCCTCGCCCAGCGCAACGAACTGTTCCCAGCCCGCTACGCCCTTGGCTGCTAGGGTAGCTTTGAGGATACCAAAGTCGCCCCCTTGGGCGGCCACCATAGCTGGGTGGGTAGAGCCAATGCCCGCCTTACCTGCAAAATCCAGCGCCATGTCCAAGCCCACATCCCCGGTGGGGTCGTAAGCAAAGACTTCATCTTGCGATGTGTCGGCGACTAGGGTTACTGGCACTGCCGGAACGGCGGGCGTTTCTGGAATCAGCACGCTGGCTGCTGGCGCGTTGGTCTTAACTTCGTTCTCTGGGGTAGTGTTTTCTGTAGTCAATTAAGCTCCTTGTGCGGCACTAACGCCAGCTTCGGTTGTAACGGTTTCGGCCACGCGGTTGGCGGCGGCTTCTTGTTGAGTGGCGGCAAACTCTGCGTCAGTCATAACGAAGCGTAGCAAATCAATGCCACGACCCTGACCAACAAAGGCTGCAATCTCTTCCATCTTGAGCTTAGCTCTAAGAGTCTCGGGGACGTTCTCCAACGTAGCCATGTCAGACATAGCCAAGCGGAAGTTCTCTAGGTCCCCGTTGCGGGAGAGGGCATCCAAACCAGTAACTACTGTAACGCGCAAGTCCGACCCTGCGATGGGTTGGCCTATGCGGTCGAACAGCCAGAGCGCAACCGGAAGTTGCAGGCCCGCAGCTAAGGTGCTGTACACCCCGCCGTAGGCAGTCTCTAGTTCGTTTGCAGTTAACCTTACTTCTTCTTGCGTAACACGCTCGGCGTCACGGATGACCGCAGACCCCATGAGGAAGCCACGACTAACGCGGCGCTCATAGCCTTCCAGCACACCCATTGCCACCTTGATGGCTTCGGGGTTACCGCCCTGTGTAGGCGACATATCGGTAGGGAGGCCGGGCAATGCGTCACCGTTCTGGCTAGCCTTGACATCCTCGATAGAAGTCATGCCGGTGGGGTTAACCATCCAGCGGTACTCAGACCCGAGGATAGCACCATCAACGACAGACTCTGACAATGAGGACAGTGCCTCGAAGTCCCCGATGTACTCTTCTACCAAGCCTGTGCCGTAGTTAGCCTCGTCGGATAAGTCCCAAGTCAGTACCCGGTAGGGTAGTTTCTCTTCGGGCCAGCGTCCGTCGTACTCTATCGGCAAGCGAATCTCGTTCACCCACTGCGTCATGCTGTAGGAACCGTTAGACTCACGCTTAATCCATTTGTAGAAGTTGACCTGCGTATCGTCGGTGAACCTAGCTTGCAGCAGCTTGACGATGGCGGGCTCAAGCTCGTCGAAGTTAACCTTCTCGCAGATGACAAGGCAGAGAACGTCTCCCTTGATGTTACGCTTGACTACGAAGTTACGCAGGCCGATGACCCGCATACCGTCCTTCGCCAAGTACAACAGGGCGTTGCCTGCTACCACTAGGTGCCGAAGCAACTGGTAGAGTTTAGGCCGTTGGGCCCTTACGTCCAGCTCCTTGACAGCATCGCGCTCACCTTGGGCAAGCACTGCGTCTAGCTGTGTTTCCGTCATGCGGAGCTTGGCTAGCTGGGCCTTAGTCTTCTTGCCGACCACTAACTTAATGAAGGGCCGGGAGGGGGCGAACAGTGCAAGCATCAGCTTGTTGACTACGTGGTTCGTAGCCTGTGCCCCGATGGATTGATAGTCATGTGCCTGATCGGTAGCCTCATGGTTAATGCCCTTCGGCAGTAATACCTTGGGGATGGTCAGTGCAGCATACCTTTCAACCCGCGTCAGGAACGATGTCCGCAAGCCGTCGAGGGCAGCGAAGATACCGGATGCGGAGTTGTACCGCATCAGATGTTCACACCCGAACTGTAGCCAGTGCCGAACGTAGCCCTACGCTTACGCGCTGTACCTGCCGCACTGTCACCAGTAGGGGCGCTGAGGTTTACGTCGGCATTGTCGAGAGGTTTGCTCAAGGCGTCAGAGGCTGCGCCTTCGGCACTGGACCGTGCTGCCATCAGCTCTTGTTGCCGTGTGGTCTGAGCTGCTGATTCTCGATTAGACTTGGCTACCTGAGCCGAAGATTCTCGTACCGCAGCAGCTTGCCGCTCCGCACCCTCCATAGCAGCCTTAGCTGCTTTGTCTGCGCCAGTAAGTTTAGATACTGCTTTTCCTACAAAGTCACCCATTTATAAATCCTTAAATAGTTTGTGTGTTATAAGGCGGTAGCCCCTACGTCTTTGGTAAACCTTAGAGAGCTTGATACCTATAGAGCTATCAGATAGTGATATGTGATCTACTCCTCTTGTTCTGCCTATGTCCTCTAAGGCATCTACTGCATCCAGTATTTTACCTCCGGGACTTAGACTTAGTATCAAGTTCTCTTGCAGTATGCTGTCATCACCAAAGTCTGGGGTTACTTCACTTACGAGTAGTAGGAACTTCTCCTCGACTACATAGGCGTCACCTTGCAGGTGTTTGTTATAGATGCTAACAAATGCCTTTTCAAGATTAGGTTTATCGCAGTAGCCGTAACACGGTGCTAAG